CAGAAAAATTAGTATTTGCTGTAATGGTTGTACCCGTGATAGCTGCTGGTGAATTTCCACCAACAACACCATCTAGAGTGCCAACAAAACCACCAGTTGATGTTGTTACACCAGTAACTTCTAGATCATTTTGTATCTTTACTTTCTTTGTGGTTGTAACACCAGTTACACCATCATAGTTGCTCCAAGTGCCTCCTACACCTGCTGATCCACCACCTCCACCAGAAGCATTAATTGTTACTTGTCCAGTACTTCCAGATAAAGTAATATTCGAACCAGCAACAAGTGAAGTAACACCTGCTCCCGTTAACGTTTCTCCACTAATAATTACTTGGGTGGTAGAAATTATTCCAGTAATTCTAGCATCACCATTAACATGTAAAGAAGTTCCTGAAGCACCTACTGCTCCTACTTCGAGAGTAAATCTAGGATTAGTAGTTCCAATACCAACGTCAGAAAGAGTGTTGATACCAGAATTAACTACGTCCCATGATCCACTTGATAGAGTAGTTCCATTTCCAAAAAGATCATATAATTCGGTAAAGTTATCATTAATTTTTGTACCACCGGCTCTTAAATTATCACCTGTACCATCATTTGGAGATGAACCCGTTGCTATTACCTGTCTTGCCATTATTTTTTGGGTTTAAATATATTTATATTGTATTGGTGTTCTTTTTAAATCTAAGATATCTTGTTCGAGTTAATGTATCCGAAGTTGATAATCCCGAGAATCCATTTAAAGTTCTTGCTTCATGCGATAGTTCTTTAGTTCTAGCATCAACTATAACTTTACCCCAACTAAATTCACCAAAATAATTGGATGCAGTAAATCCGCCAGTAAATGATTTTAATCCGGAATTGTCAAAAGTGAACAATGTACTATCAAACGATTCTGTAGTCGAACTAAATCCAATAGTTCCTATTCCAGTGGCTAAAGAATTTACTCTTACAACATTAGTGGATATTCCACCAATAGTTCTGGTGACTACTTGGACAGATTTTGCTTGGAATACTGAATCAATGAATAATGTTGTAATTCCTATTATGTTATTAGACGTATCAAAAGATGTAAGTGTACCACCTAGTGCATCACCAGCATTAGAATTGAATATAGTAAAGTAATCTCCAACAGATATTCCACTTAATGTTATCGCAGCACCTACTAGATTTGTATTTCTTAATTCTGAGTTATATGGAATGTGGAAATCTAAACCAATTTCATTAGTCAATCCAACTGTTGTTATTCCAAATCCAACAATAACACCTGAATCTCCAGAATAAGAAGAAACATCACAAGTTTCTGTTTGTTGTGAAGGAGGACCGATAAGAACTAACGGTGGGTTAGTTTGAGTGTATCCAGCACCAGGATTGGTAATAGTAACTCCAGTGACAACTCCATTAATGATTGTTGATGTTGCTGTTGCTGTGATAGACCCGATACCAACACTAACGTCTGGTGCCGCTGAATAACCAACTCCACCGTTGTTTACATCAATTGAAGCAATCGTACCTGTAGATGAAACAACAGCGGTTGCAGACGCTCCTACAGTTACTTCAGATGAAGAAATTGTTATTTCTTTTTGAATGGTTTCTCTAAAATTAGAATCTACATTTTCATTATTAAGATCAAATAACGGTCTTAATCTATCAACATAGATGATTGTAGAACCAATACCAACCGAATTAATTATGTTTGCGGTTGGATTAATAACTGCTTCGTAAAGTTCTCTATCTTTACCAACTTCTTGTCCATTAATAATTTTATCTTCAGTTTGTCTACACCACGTAATTGGTCTTTCAAAGGTAGTATCCCTAGTATTGCCTGGACCAAAATATGGAAGAGTTTTAGCTCTATCAATATTAGTTACTGTACTAATTGTTCTTGCATTTTCTTGTTGATATGGTTTTTGTCCCAAATCTGGATTATAATTTAAAGTAACTTCATCTCCGTACTTAATAGTTTCAAGAACTTCTCTATCAATAACATCAAGATCACTTCCACTTCCTTTATAGAAATTGATTGTAAGTTTATCACCAATCTTTAGTGGTTCTGTAAATGTTATTTGAGAACCACCATCAAATTTGTATGAGTTTCCAGGAATTTGAAGTATCTCATTTACAAATACTAAAAGTAATTGATCAAGTTCGATTTTAGATCCTTTTGCCTTATTGATAGATATTGGAATACCTGCCTTAATTAATGGGAAGTCAATTCTAGTGCCATCAATAAATCTAGTAACATCGTCAAACGTTTCTATAACACCTAAAGACCAACCAGTAAATTCGTCATTAATGATTTTTTCAATTTCAATTTCAAACTGATTTGATGAAGTAAACGCTGATGTAGTTGGAATTCCAGTAGTTCCTCCAAATCCAACAGTAAGGGTTTCTCCATTACCATATCCATAACCAGTGTTTTTAATCTCAAAATCAATAATACTGGATCCTTGACCAACTACAACATCAATTTTTGCTTGTGTTCCTAATCCAGTTACTCCAGAAGTATATGTCAAAGGAATATTTGAATATGAAAGTGGACTATCAACTACTACAAATGGTAAATTTGATGCAGTATATCCGGTTCCTGGATTAGTAATTGCTATACTAACTATATTTCCATTATTAATAGAGGCAATTCCAACTCTAACTAGATTTAATCCAGAAAGACTAGAAGTGCCAACGCTAACATTGACAGTTTGAATCCCGGATCTATATCCAGATCCACTATTTCCAATACTAATAGATGAAATAGTTCCTAATCCAGAAATAATTGCAGTACCGCCAGCGGCCACTAGTGGTTGATATCCAAGACCTTTTTGTGAACCGACAGAAACAATTATTCCACCTTTAGGGAAACTACTAATACCAACATCAGATGTTATAGTCTGTGCAAATCCCACAAAACTAATAGAAGTTATACCAGTATTTTCGGAAAGAGTATAATTATTAGCATTTCCTGGAGTTTGGAATATGTCATTTATTAATACAATAGCTCCTTCATTATCAATTCCAGTTATATTTGTTCCGTTGGACTTGAGAGTAAACTCATTTTCAATTCCGTTAAAATTGCTAGAAATGTCATCAAAAACATAATTTTTATAATATGTTTCATTAGTAGTATTTGGAGCCGCTGTCCTCATGAAACTTCTTCCTTGGAAGGTAGAACTAGTAGTTATTCCAGTATAATCTCTTTGATCTGGTGGATTTGTTATAGTTCCAATTGGAGTATTTCCATATGGTGCTTCAACAAAATTGAGTTTATTTCCAACAATATTATAGTTTCCAACAACCTTTGTTACTAAACTACCTGTTGCAATTCCAGATTGGATAGTGGTTCCCATCCACCCCCTACGAACAGAGATTGCATTTGCTGTTCCAATACCAATACTCTCAATTTTCATTATTTCATTACCAATCTTAAATAAATCTCCACCAAAGAATGAGGTGATTCCAGTAAAATTGACGATATTATCTGTTGTTACAACTTGATCGCTTAATGTTGTGGTAACTGCCGTAGAAACAATTGGTGACTGGATTAAGTTATCAATTGCAACAAGTACTTTTGGATTTTGGTTTGTTGCGGTAAATGAGTGACCAACTCCAACCCCAACTGAAGTAAAATCAAGTACTTTTGGAATTGAGTTTAAAGCATCTTCAGCACTTCTAGCAAGTTTAATTGTGTTGTCATTAATTTTAATTGCAAATATTCCAGTTTCTGGAAGTAATGTTGTTGTAACACCAGTTACAGGAAATGTAGTTTGAGCAATGCCAATGGATTGAGTAATTCCAATACCAGGGCAAGTATATTCAATTTGCTCACCCGTCACATAGAAGTGATTTGGAATTGTAATTGTATTTGAATCTAGATTAACAATTGAAGTGCTATCTCCTTCAAAAGCTTTAATAAAGATAGCATCATTCTTGTGAGTTAGTTCAAACTCTCTCTTTATGTCTCTGTCAGTTCCAGTGTATGTACCATATCCGGTTTCTATAGTACCATTAGTAAAATCAATAGTATCTTTTGTGTCATCTTCAATTCTAAGAGCATTTGTGTATACATGAACGGTTGCATCAATTCCTGATATCGGTGTAAAGAGGACTTGAGTGGTTGCAGCGAGTCCAACAGAATTTGCTATTACTCTAGAACCAAAAGTTCCAAGTCCAGAGTGAGTTTGAATATTTGCAAACTCTGTATCGAATGTTTCTGAAGATGTTTCTCCTTCAATATGATCGTCAACAACAAAATATTCTAAAAATTCGTATCTATCATTTGTTGTATCGTGAATCTGAATCATAAAATATCCAGCATCATACCTATCAATTTCAGTAGAAATATGACTTGGATATTCTGCAACAACATTTTGAATTGGAGAACCAGATGATGCAATATCCGTCATGGTAGATTGCAATCTGGCATGTTTAATGTCAACAGTTGAAATTCCTGAAGATATCGAAGATAAACCAACAACAATAGTATTAACTACCGCATTAGTTCCTATTCCAGATGGATTAAAGTCAAGTTTAATATTTGATCCATCGAGACGTGCTGTGTAAGTTCCAAATCCAATTGCACTATATCCACTTAGTGAAGTAGTTAACTTACCATACTCTAAAATAGAAACATCTGATCCATCATGAACAATATTAAGTTCTTGAGCCTCAAATTCATTTACATTAAATGTAGATGTTGCACCATAAGAAACGTTTTCTACATCAGGAGCAATTTCAACAAGAACTTTCAGTGAATGATAGGTGTTACCAATACTTACAATTGTTGCAGTCGTTCCAGCACTTACTATTGTGCTTTCCGAATCAATTAAAACTCCTCCGATAGAAGTAGAACCAGTACTTAAGAAATTGTCATTTAAATTATATGAAATTGTTGTAATATCATAGTCATTCACGGACGACTTAACTGGATAGAATAAAAGTTGACCTTCTGTGCCAGAAATTGAAAAGTCGAAAGACCCTTGATCATATACTGTTTCTAATCTTGCATATTGGTTGATATATCCAAATGTTTCATCATGAATAAGATCAACAATTAAAGCTTGTCTTTCTTGAGTAAATCTTTTATCTCTAAGATAAGTAAAATATTTTCTAAATCTAGAATCACTTAAATTAAAAGAATTCAGAACACTAAAAGCAGTTGATCTTGGATTGCTATTAAATTTCGGACTTATATCATCAATAGAAAGAACTCTATTTCCAAATGATTCTGTAAAGTCACTTAGAATTTTATTATTAAAAATAATTTCATTAGAAAGAATATTATTTCCATCAGAAAAATTAAGATTATTTTCTGTAGCAATGTCAAAATCAAATACGCAATTAAGATCTATAAATCCATCCAAACTACTGACGACAGTAACATCAGTTAATTCTGTAGAAATACCCACAGATAGGGGGTTATCTAAATTTGTGGATTCAATTTGAAGATCTGCAAATTTTTTGTAACCAAGAGTATGATTTAATGAAGATACAGTATCTTTCCAGGTATCAAATGGAACTACACTTTTTAAAGAATATGAAAAGTTTTGATAATATAAATTATCCGGCAATCTCTGCAAATGATCATTTAAGAATCCAGATCCAGTTTGGTTTCCACTGAATATTTGAGAAGAAACATCCGTTTCAAAGTAAGATTCATAAGAAGTTATTGATGATGCAACTCCAGATAATTCTGAGGTAAGTCCTCGTATAACTTCACCACTTGCAAAATCATCACTAGAAAGAACTCTAAGGATCTTTGTTGTTCTATCCCAACTTTGAACGACACCTTCTTTACCGTTAGTGGTAACTTTTTCTCCACTAAGATAATTTCCAGTTGTCAATTGAATATTAAAAGTTGGGAAATCTTTTTCTGCGATTATCATTCCAGAAGAATTGATTATATCAAAATCTCCTGGAAGTTCTCCCACATTCAATACATCAGATAAATTATACGAAACTGTTCCAATTCCACCAATATTTGGTGTTACAGAAGTGAGTGTAAATAATTTATATCCATAATCTTTGGAGTTATACCCTCTTTCAGTACCACCGATACTGATATTTTCGATCATAACTTGATCACCAACTACAAATGGGAATTTCCCAACAGTACTAAATCCAACTGCCATCTCAACAGTTACATCTTTAGTAATTGTACTAAATCCAACTGTACTGATACCAACTCCATTAGTATTTCTTATTGGTAATACTGATGGAATAGAGTTATTAATCCCTCTAGTATTGCTTAAAATTGTTACCGTAGAATCACCCAAAGAATACTTAGTTGAAAGGTCGATTATTTCATCGCCAGTTTTACCATCAAAAAATACTAAGTCTGGTGCTGAAGAATATCCTCTACCTCCAGAAGTAATAGTAATACTTTCAATTTTAGCAAAAGAGTCGATATTAATTATTTGCGGCAGAGAAGTACTTGGTTTTAAAGTTTTGTCTGTTGGAAAATCAAATCCAATATCATTAATTTTTACTTTTTCAATAACACCAATATTATCACTAAAGGATATAAGATCTCCTCTTTCTCCCTCAATAGTATTGATAGAAGTTATTGAAGGTAGAGTAGTGTAATTTTTTCCAGAACTAGTAACTTCTACCGCAGATATTGGACCATTTGTATGCGTACAATCTGTGGTATAAGTAATACTCGATGAAGTAGATACATAAGAATTTGATTCTGGAACTTCACTCAGTTCAAACGTAAAGAAATTAGTTCCTGCAATTGAAATTCTTCTATTGCCATTATAAATGCTATTTTGAGATAAAATGGAATTATGATTAGAAACTTCTAAATCAGATATTATTTCTGATTTTTGTTTAGGTAAGTTATTGTCGAGAATAGGATCTAACCTATAATATAATCTTTCTGGTGTGGTTTTTCCTATAGAAACTACCACTTTGGCAGTTGTTGATATTCCAGAAAATCCTGTTCTAGAAATACTGAAACCTGAAGATACCTGATCAGTTTCCCAAAGATTTGTATAACTATCGTTAGTATAAAAATTAAGTTTAAATGCTGAATATTGTGTAGCCTGTTGAACAAATGCTAAACTAGAAT